ATTATATAGCTCATCAAATATGTTAATGTCTAAAAACTGAGATAAAAGGTTCTTTCTATCAGTTTGACCCATGTCTATAAATCCAGTATTATTACTTTGTATAGACATACTAGTAAGAATAAAGTCTTCATATGTACCAAGAACATTTCTTATAGCTTGATCTGTACCATAACGGTCTTCTCCATTTAAAGATACTTGGTTTCCTGTTTCATCTATACAATAAAAGTTTACATTTACTTTTACATGTTCAGATTTCTGTCTTTTTGCTTCTCTTTCTATGAAATATGTCTTGCCATTTAACTCAAATTCTAATTTACAATTAAAGTCTTTGGCTTTATTGTTCATTACTTGAGATGCTTTTGATGTTTTTGAACATTTATCAAATATGCAGTATGATAATGCTTCTAAAAGACTAGATTTTCCTGATGCATTCGGTGCAAAGATACCATAAGTACCGGACATGTTAGTAAAGTCAACAACATTGTTTTTACCGTAGCTAAACATGTTAGAAAACTCAAACTTTTTAGGAGTCCATTGTATATTTCTAGTATTTTCAAGCTTTGGAATAGAATTATTTATAGTTTTATTTAGCTCTAGTACTTTTTTTATGTCTTGATCTTCTATTTCAGGGTACTTTGTCTTTAAAAAGTCATCTAAAAGCTGTTCTTGATAAGAAATATCTCTAACATTGACTAAATTTAGTTGGCTTATTTGGCTTCCTGAATGGCTGAAATCATTTATTTTCTGTAAAGATAACTCGATAATATCTCTTGATTTACGTATTTCAGCTAATATTTGCTTAATACTAGAGTGATTTGTATTCTTAGACCTGAGTCTTAGATACAACTTATTGGGTAATTCTTCAGGAATGTCTTTATGTATACCATTTTCTACATCAAGAGTATAAAAACAAGTGTCATTTTCTATTTTTACAAACTCACTAGACTTATTTTTTAAGTCCCAAACCATTATACCATGTTCAAGAGATTCGGCATGGTTCTGTTGTATTAATGATCCAGGATATGCTATTGTCTTCTCTTCATTTAGGTATTGAGTCTTGTGAATATCTCCTAATAATACTACATCAAAGCCAGTAAAGTCACCTACTGATATTGCATTATTATTTAATCTAAAGCCTATTTCTGTAGTTGAGTTATTAACCGGTCCATGATACAAACCCACTTTGTATTCTGAATCTATAGTACTAGCCTTTATGTATTTATCTGGAGTATCAAATACAGACCAGTGAGCAAAAGCGGTGCTTCCTATTTTGAAAACACAAGTATCTTTAACGTAATAAACATTAGGATCTTGCATTGCTTCAACTATAGGAGATATACTATCTAGCCTATTATTATTATTCAGATTTGCATCATGATTTCCTGGAATAACTACTGTTGGAAGTATCTCAGACATAGATTTCAAGAAGTATGTAACCTCTTGGACTAACTCCGGAGTAATATCATTCTTAGAATGGACTATGTCTCCTGTTACGCATATAATGCTATTAGGTTGTTTTGTCTTTTTAATGTATTTTGCCAGCTTTTTGAAGACTCTTCTGTATTCTGCGTGTCTTTTAAAGTTTCTAATGTGTATATCGCTGACTTGATAAATCCAATCTACTTTTTCTAATCCAATCTTTAATTCTAGCATACTAAGCTAATTGCATTTTTTGTAAGAATAAGTCCATAAACGTTAAAGGTTTTGCGTTATGGAGCAATGAAATCATCTTTTCTAACCCAAGGTCAGAAGGATCTTTCTCTTCTAGGTTTAATAAATATACTTCTTTGCCCATATCTATGAGCTTTTGTGAGTAATTTGTTGCTTCTTTTATTGCATCTTGGTCTAGAGCTAAATAAATAGTCTTTACTTCAGACTCTACTAATTTCATCATTAATGCTTTTGGTATTGACTTACCAAACAGTGGTATTGCATTTCTTTTTATTGCTATTGCATCAAATATGCCTTCACATAGTATAACAGGCACAGACCAATTAATATGGTATTCAAAGCCTATTATATCGCTTTTATTGCAACTTGGAGCATCTATCTTCATACTTGAATTACTTTTATAAGACCTTGCTATAAAGTAATTGATTTGTCCATTTGCATCATATGAAGGTACTATGACTTTGTCTCTATATCTTCCTGATGAACAGTATCCTATGTTATATTTGATTATGTCATAGTTAGAAATGCCTCTTTTTTTTAAATATGCAAGCGCATGTCTAGAATCTAAAGACCCATCTGGAATTATAAGGCTCTTGAACTCTTTTGGTAATACTACTTTATTATAAACTACATCATCTATTTTAGTTGTATCAGACTTAAAATAGCCTTTCATCTCAATAATAGCATCTTTTGGAGCTTCAATCTTCTTAAGTAGTGATACTGGAGTTTTGCCTTTAGTCGGAGGGTCACAAACCCAACAATTATATTGGCCACTCTTTATATTCACTATCAATTTTGGATTATGGTGATTACAAATAGGACAATAAAAGGCATAATCATTAGTGACAGTCGAGCCCTTTGCTTTGCCTAGCAATGATTCCAATAAACCCAAAACTAATTTAGAATTATCCATATTAAGCTAATATAACAAAATAATGTTAATTGTGGACTATTTTAAAAAAAAGTATTAAAAAATTTTTTTATATCAAATATTTTACTTATATTAGCAATATTAATGAGATTTTATATCGCCTGTTTGGATAGCCTGGTGTGAATCCAGAAGTTGCAAGCAGAATATAAGCTACAATCTCTACCAGGAGCTAAGACTAAGTAAACCAAATGCTTCAGGTATATAAAAATAGGTTTCAAATAAGGTCAATTGAATATCGGTACGATCCGACGGTAATATTCCGCTAGAGCTTTTGAACATAACCTGAAACTAAGAAACGACGTCAGAGAAAGATCAAACCGCTGTAGAGTCACTACTCTATAATATACTTATTATTATGACTATAGACAATAATAACATACCTTTTGTTGATTATGAAGACTTTATAAATAAAACAAGACAAGAGGTTTCTGATGAAGAATTACAAGGTATATACATTTACCTTGATTGGTTCTTTGAAGAAATGGAAAAAGATGAACAGTTAATGTGGATTGAATTATTAGAAGTATTAGATCCTGAATTTAATAAAATAGACAATGAATAAAATAATAGTAGTAACTATAAAAGGCTGTCAAAGATGCCAAAAAGTAAAAGAGGCATTTAAAAATTCTGACATAAAACACATGTATACAGTAGTTCCTTGTGAAGATGATTCTGGAATGTGTGATGAGCTTGAAGGTTATACCAGATCAACCATATATCCTATGGTAATAGTAAAAGACACTACAAATATAAACTACATATATTTCACTGGAAATGATTATATTAACATAGGAAAAGAAATAAAGGTAAAAGATACGCTTATTCTTTGTCCTCAATTTTCAGTAGATGATATTATTACAGCAGTAAAAAACAAAATAAAATGAGATATAAACAATTAGTAACAAAACAATTAGATGAAGTAAAAAATCTAATCATAGGACAAGAGTCTATGATTTCTCAGTTACGTCCTCCAGCAGAATTAAAGGCGCAACTTGAAAGAATCCAGAATAAACTTCAAGAAATACAAGTTTTAGTTAATACAGAAAATGAAACAATGTAAGTTATGATGAAAAAATTAACAGATCAACAAATCACAGATAACTTGGCAAAGTTCTATGATTTAATAAACAAGTATTTGCCAGACGGAGATAGAAAAGATAAGCTTATTAAATTTTACAAAGACAGAGAACTTACTTTAGCTACAGCTCCTGCTTCTACAAGACTAAGTCACCATAATTGTTTTGCTGGTGGATATGTTGACCATGTTATCAGAGTCACTGAAGGTGCTTTAGTAATGGATAAAGTATGGGATAAGTTTGGCCAAGCAAGAAATCATACTACTGAAGAATTAGTATTTGCTGCTATAAACCATGATCTTGGTAAGCTTGGTACTAATGAACAACCTTTCTATTTACCTGCTACTTCAGAATGGCATATGAAGAATCAAGGTAAGTACTTTGACTATAATCCTGCTATGACTCATATGAGAATAGCTGATCGTAGCCTATTCTATCTGCAACAAGCCGGTATATCTGTTACTGAAAATGAGTATGTTGCTATCAAAATTCATGACGGGTTATATGAACCAGGAAATGAAGCATATTTAATCACGCATAGTCCTGAAACACAAGTAAAATCAAATTTGCCACTAATACTGCACCAAGCAGATTTCATGGCTTCACGAGTAGAAAATCAAATATAATATGGAATTTTTATTAATCACATTAATCGTTTTAATATTAAGTTGTGTAATTGGTTGGGTTATTTTTAACCTGTTCAATAAAAACAAAAAATTAGAAGAAATGGTAATCAAACAAAGTAGTTTTATCAATGGAATGATTGAACAAATGTCATCACTAGATAAAATAATAGATAAAGTTGATGCTACTATTTGGGTACAATCTGATCCTCAATTATTAGAGCTGTTTGACTCAATTAAAGAAACTCAAGGTACTATAAAGACTTACACAGAACTAAAGAAATAAGATGATTGAAGAATTAGAGATCGGCACAGAGTTTACAAAGAGTGGAAAACCTAGAAAGAGAAAAGCCAAAAAGAAAATAGAATACTTTAACTTAGATACTCAAGCAGCAATCTTGAGATATAGGTCAAGTAAAAGTCAAGATGAACGCAACAAAATATATAATCAACATCTACATTATGCATTTTACAAGCTTGCAGAAAACATCATCCATACTTTTAAATTCTATTATACTGAAGTAGATAACATAGAAGATTTAAAATATGAAGTCATATCATTCTTATTACAAAAGATTGACTTGTATGATGAATCAAAAGGAAAGGCATACTCATATTTTGGTACAATTGCTAAAAGGTATTTAATAATCTACAATCAAAAAAACTACAAAAAGCTTGTTAACAAGATTGAAGTATCAAATGTAGATAATGATGAGTACACTGTAGACTCACTAATCATTTATAGTGGATCTGAAGACATAGATCGTACAATGGTCTTAGAAACATTTATAGAATATGTTGATTATAACTTATTAGAGCTATTTGAAAGAGACGATGATATAAAAGTTGCTGATGCAATCATGGAAATTTTTAAAAAACGAGACCAAATAGACATTTTTAATAAAAAAGCAATCTTTATATACATAAAAGAAATGGTTGATATTGAGTCAAATTCAATCACAAGAGTCATAAAACGCTTAAAAAACATATACAAAGACATCTTGAATGACTATATAGAAAACAAAGATCTGTAATATTTATATAAAAACTATGGATCTTACCCAAAAAGTGTTTGGTGAAAAAACCGTTGAAGATCTGGTAAAAGAAGTCTACGACAAACACAAAGAACAAGAAAAAAAGCTAAATCAAGAAATAGAGCGCATCTCTAGGATGATAACAAATCCTGGGGATGCTATCGTATTGGTACCTTTATTAAAAGGGTTCTTGGACTCTAGCTTACAGAATGATCAAAGTCTTATGAAGTTGGTTCAAATATTCCAACGTGCTTCAGAAGCTAGGATGAAAGAGAATGGTGATGGCAATGGTATGCTTACAGAACAAGATATACAACAATTGTTTGATGAAGTTCAAACTTTAGATTTATCAGTTAAACAGATAGGAAGTGGCAACTAATAATTTAGGTCAATCTATAACAGTAAAAAATACCAAACTTTCACAGTCATCTCCTTTTATAATAGGTAGAGTAACAAATATAGTACTTGGTCCTTACTTAAATGATAGTAGATTAAATCCCTTATTTAAAACATATGCAGATATTGGAAAGATAACTTTTGAAGTATTATATTCTGAAAATGTTGCTTCAAATTATATAGGACAAAATAAACCAGCAT